ATGTAGGGACAGATGAAACAGGCACTTTTATAGAGTCCTGTCTAAGTGCTGGAACTGCTCAGGTTGCGAACTATGTCGGCGTGATTACTACTGTCCCAGACGAGATTCATAGGCAGGGTACGCTTATCTGTTCCTCAGAGCTATTCCACAGGCGTTCAGCGCCTAATGGAGTGGCACAGTTTGCAAGTATGGATGGAACAGCTATTAGGGTTGCAAAAGACCCTATGGGCGCTGTCTATCCGTTGCTGAATCCCTATGTTGGCTATGCAATATGAGTAACGAAATAACAATCTCTAAGGCAGAGTTCAAGCTTGATTTAGAGGCGGCCAGCATTAGGGTTTTAGATTATGTTCCTGAGCGCATAACGCCGCCGATAGTAATAATAAACGCCGCCTCTCCCTATCTAACACCTAGCACTCTAGGCACTCAGTACGATCTAAATCTAGAGCTAGTGGTCATAGCTTCTACTGCTACTAATAAAAAGGCTACAGAGAATCTAGATCAGGCAATACACGATGTTCTAAATGCTATGCCGCGATACGCTCGAGTGATTCGAGTAAATGAACCCTACAACTTACAAACAAATAACGCTGAATACCTATCGGCTAATATCTCAGTCGAGCTAGAAATAACTATTTAGAAAGGTCATCAAATGACTAACACAAGAATTGTCGCAGAGAACATCAAGTTCCTTATTGCAGATGTCGAATATGCCTGCGCTGTAAACATGGTAGAGCTAACCCTGGGAGATGCTCCTGGAGATGTCCAAACCTTCTGCGAACAGCGCGTAGGCGGAGAGTGGGCTCTAGGTCTAGAAGGTGTTACCTCCGGTGATGCAGACTCTCTCTATCGAGTTCTTTGGGCTAACTTTGGAACTACTGCAACTTTCGTAATTGCTCCTAATGGAAACGCAGTAGCTAGTGCCTCAGAACCTCACTATTCAGGCGTGGTCAAGTTCAACGAACTCCCACCGCTAACCCTAAACAGTAACGAGACTTCAACCTTCTCAGTTACCCTTAGAGTTGTAACTACACCTAATGATGCAGATAGCTCCGAGTTCTATGGGGTTACAGTAGTAACTGCCTAATTATGGCTGTGCAACCGGGCGTAAAGGTCAAGAATCTAAGAGAGATAAACAAAGCCTTAGATGCTATTGGTGTACCTAAAGACGCTATCAAAGACGCTGGAAAAGAATCCGGTGAACTGGTAGCTAATCAGGCACGCGGTCTAGTCCCGGTTCGCACAGGCAATCTTAGAAACAGCATCAGGGCTGGAGCCACAGCCAGAGGAAAGATCACAGTCAAGGCAGGTAATAACAGAAACTCTAGCTCCGGTGTTCCCTACGCTAACCCTATTCATTGGGGCTGGTTCAAAAGACACATAAGACCACAGCCGTTCTTTGTAAGGGCTCTGGGATACACTAGAGAAGAAATCTATGAAAACTACTTCAGTCAAATGGAGAAGCTAATAAAAACAGAAACCGCTAAAACGAAACTCTAAGGACACAGAATGATGAACTTCGACGAAATGACACTAGGGCAAGTAGAAGAAATAGAGCTGCTAGTAGGTCGCAGCATAGATGAAATCTTCTCAGACGGACAGCCAAAGGGCAGGGCACTTAGAGTTCTTTACTATGTGGCTATGAAGCAAGATAACCCTAATTACAAATTCGAGGATACTGAAACGGTAACTCAAAAGCAGGCTTTAGGAATGCTAGGAGCGACAGACCCAAAAGTAAAAAAGTAGCTGAAAGACACGCTAAGAAAATGGCAGGGTTCGTACTAGCGACAGGAGTGCAACCTAGTGAGTATAGAAAACTCACACAAACGGAATACTCGGCTTTCGTGGCAGAGGTGCATAGGAGAAGCAAATGAGCTTAGTGCTAAATGTAGAGATACTGGGAGAGTATAAAAACCTCGCTAAGGCTACTAAAGGCGCTAATGACAGCTTCAAAGACTTAGGCACAAAGTTCGCAAAAGTAGGCGCAAACATAGCGAAGGTTACAGCCGCTATCGGTATTGGTATCGGTGTCTTGGCAGTTAGCCAGATCAAGAAAGCCATAGACGCAACCAGCGACCTCTCAGAAGCTACTAACGCAGTAGACGTATCTTTCGGAGATGCAGCAGCAGGCATTCTAGAGCTAGGTGAGAATGCAGCCAGGGGTCTAGGGCTTTCCAAGACAGAGCTGTTCGGAATTGCCACTCAGTTCTCAAGTTTCGCTGGAACTATCGCCGGTGAAGGCGGCAACATTGTCCAGGTAGTAGATGAAATTTCTCAGCGCGGAGCAGACTTCGCCTCAGTCTTCAATCTAGATGTCGGAGATGCACTAGCTAAATTCCAGTCTGGACTAGCAGGGCAATCAGAGCCGCTAAGAATGTACGGCATAGACCTAAGCGCAGCAGCAGTAGAGGCTCACGCCTTAGAGAAGGGCATCACAGACGGCACTACTCAAATGACCGAGGCAGAGAAGGTCACAGCGCGCTATAGCTTGCTAATGCAAGAAACATCAGGCGTAACCGGAGACTTCGCAAACACCTCAGACGGCTTAGCTAACCAGCAGCGCATACTAAAAGCAGAGATAGAGAACACTCGCGCGGAAATCGGCGAAAAGTTCATGCCTATAATGCAGGACTTCCAAGGGTTTATTCTAGAGACAGTTATCCCGGCAGTGCAAGACTTCTGGGAGTCAATCATAGATCCTAGCGGTGAGGCACAAACTCAAATAAGCGCTATCGGTGATTCTATGAGCAAGTTCGCAGAGACTTTTGGGGTAGCCTCAAATGACATAACATCAGATCAGGTTTTCAACTGGCTAGGTGACAGCATTATTAGTGTCATGAGAATGCTCACACACCTGAGCGTATTCACTCAGGAAACTTTTGGGGCTATTGGTCAGATGTTTAGCGCCACTCCTTTTCTTAGTAACCCTGCCGCATACTTTTCAGACATGGCAGCGGCTACAGCAAGATTCTCAGGAGCTATGGGTAAGGCTAACGCGGCGGCAGCGGCTATCTCTTTTGCGCCAGATGTAACATCAGGTGCAGGCAATCAGCAGAGGCAAAGCAACATGACTCCTACTCAACGCTTCGATCAGTTCGGCAAGCCTATTTCGCAGACTAAGGGGAATACAGGCTCAGGGAGTGATGCAGGTACAACCATAAACGTTAACATCAACCGGGCAAAGGTAAACGCTCAGGATCTAATAGATGACATTAACGCCAAGTTGCGCTCACAGGGAGGGACTAGCCTACTTCGATGAGCCTTCTAACCGACTTCGACATAGCAACAGACCTCAAGGTTGAGTTCTACATACCTAATGATGCCGACAATCTTTTCATTATAGGAGTGTCAGATATAGGCGGCACTAACGTTCTTGCCGGGGCAGGTTGGTTTATTATCGGCGTTAGCGAAATCGGCGGCACAGATGTTCTAGCAGAAGGGGAATACGCCTTCGACTGGCAAGACCTTAATTGCGAGACTTCTCGAGTTGTAACCGCTTTAGGTGGACAGGTTGAAAACATGACCTACTTCTTAGCGACACCTTCTAGCGCTCAGATACAGCTACAGTCATACACCTATGACCCTACAAACAACAGGACAATTAGACCTGGCACTCCGGTCAGGGTCAGGCTAAACAGAGGCGAACTAGACTTTGTGATCTACAGAGGCTACATAGACACCCTAGATGTTTCTTACACGATAGACGGACTCAACCTAATAAACATAACTGCACTCGATAGCTTTAGGCAGGTAGTCAATACAAGACTTGCAGAGTTCGACACAACTACAGGCTTCCCAGAGGGTTACGCTTCCCCCTACGAGGTTATAGAGAAGGTTGCAGAGGGCTTTGGAACTAGCATGAATGCGCTTAGCACCGAGAGTCCAGGCAAGATACCTAGCGTATTAGTTACAGACGTTATACCAAACGTAATAATGACAGATGCCATACAAGTCGGGCTAGGGTTCTTTTGGATAGATCCGGCGACAGAAGAATTTGTATTCATACCTAGACCTGCAATCGGAG